ACGCGCACATTAAGGAGCTGGAGCAGGCTCGGTTGGAGGAGCGCGAGGCGTGTGCGATTGCAGGCGGTGCAGCTGCCGATGCTGGGCTGGATGTCGCCGCCGCCATCCGCGCCCGAGGTCAGCCAGACCCCAAGGTCACGCATCTCAACGAGTGGGCACGCGACCGCCTCGCCCGCCACGGCATCCAGCTCCCGGAGGACGACGATGGCAACCCTTCTTTCTGAAACGTTCCTGCGCGTCCACCCCGCCACGCAGGCCTGGTGGCAGCGCCGCGAGCGGTGCGAGTCGTGCAAGCACTCGCGCCTGAAGCGTGGCGAGGGGAACGAAGGAGTGCTACGCTGCAACCGCGCGCAGCACCCGAACCCGCTGGTCCGGCAGATGCTCTCTGCTCGCGTCGGCGCTGACCTGCGTCCCTACTGTATCGACGCCTCCGACGAGGGCGGGCAGTGCGGGCCGGATGGGAAACTCTACGAGGGAAAGTGATGGAACACTACTACACCGACGGCACCGAGCCCACCATCCTGCGCCAGCCGCGCATCCCGCTGGGCTGCGACCAGCAGGGGCGGCACCCACAAGCCGCCGAGGCGTCCACCGAACTCGGCCTGGAGGAGCCCGAGCACGACATGCTCAAGGTCGTCGCCACCGATGTCCTGCGGGCCGTGACCGCGATCTGCGCCCTGTGCATCGTGGTGCTGCTGGCTATGGGGAACCTGTGATGGCCGACTTCTACAGCTGGTCCAAGGAGTCGCTGGTGCAGTTCGCCCACGACGCCAATGAGCGCCTACGCGAGCAGGAGGAGGAGATCAAGCGGCTGCAGATGCTGCTCGATTTCAGCCAGCAGGACGTAGCCTGCGCGCTGGTGGCGTACCGGGAACTGCTGCGGGGGTTGCCGCAGGAGAGGCACTAGCTTAGCAGCGCCGCCTCGGCCGCGCGCCGGCGCACTAGGCCAGGCAGCACCCGGCCCCCGCCGCGCACCCACTTCATCAGCTCGACCTTCGCGCCCTCCACATCGTCGGCGTTGATGCGCTTGCGCAGCGTGCTGGACGACAGCGCCCCGGTGCCGCAGTTGAACGCGAAGTCGAGCACCGCGCCTTCTGCCTTGGGCCCCCACTCATGCAGTCTCGGGCACAGCGACAGCACTCGAGGCTGGATGTGGTGGATCTCCCAATCCAGCAGCTCGATAGCCCGTTCGCGCGAGATCGGCGGGTCGGCCAGCGTCACCCGTGTGCCGTCCTCGTACCGCGTCGCGCCATAACCGATGGTCGGCACCGACGCGGGGCACAGGTACGGCTTGAGGTACAGGCCCTCAAACACGCGGCACAGGTCGCGCGCAGTCTGGATGGCGCTCATCGCCCACGCTTGCCGAGCGAACGGTCAGCGAAGAAGAACCCGAGGATCGTGCCGGCCAGCGCGAAGTCCCAGTCCTGCATGACCCAGCCCTGCGAGCCCAGCTTCAGGCACCACAGGATCAGGGCGATGCTGGCCGACGCGGGCCGGATGATGCCGTTCCAGATGTCCACGAAAGCAAACCCGGACGGCTTGAACGCGCCGCGCATGGCCTCGGTGAACGCATCGGCTTCGGCGGTCGCCACATCAGCCTCGGCCTTCGCCGCAACGGTCTTGATGCCCAGTTCACTCTGCAGCCGCAGCGCCTCCAGATTGCGTGCGTGCTGAGCCGCATCGACTTCGGCCTGCAAGCGCAACCGCTCGATCTCAAACTGGTGATCCTGGCGCTTGTTGTACCACGAAGAAATCTCGCCCCAGATCATGCGGAACACCGAGCCGCCGAGGAAAGAAAGCAGGGCTTCGATCATCGCTTCACCTCGTTCTTGACATGCTCCCACACCCCCACCGCCAGGAACACCAGCGCTGCCCACAGGCCGAGGCTAGCCGTCTTGGCGAAGGCGTCGGACTTCACTTTGTCCCACCACGAAGCGTTGGCGATCTGCCGCTCATGCGCCACGCGATGCCCATGCGGATCCCCGCCCGGGAACGCCTCGGCAAACGACTGCCGCAGCGATGCGAATTGCCGGTCCATGTGCGCCATGAGGTGCTGCTCGTGGTTCGTGAGCGCCTGCTGCACCGCCTCGGAGATCATGAGCTTCACCCGGTCTTCGGTGAGCGCCTGGTCGCGGCGCTCGGGGCCTTCGTAGAGGGTCATGGCTTCGCGCCCTCGGCTGCAATGTCCTTCACTTTCTTGCCTTTCTTCGGAGCCTCAATTCCAGCGCCTGGCTTGAGCATTTCGGCAAGTTCCTGTTGCGCCGCGCGCCTTGCCATCGCTTCTTTGATGGCCTGACGTCCACCACCCACCAAGGGGCCAACGACGGGAATTGCCTGTTCTGCGACACTCACGGCTTTTTCAGCGCCCGCCCTGATAAGCTGCGTCGCCGTGCTCGAGGTGCCCACAAACGACCCCGTGCGCTGCTGCTGCGTATACCGCGCCACGTTGCCCAGCGTGCGCAGCTGGTTGGCCTGCTCGGCTTCCATCAGGTCGAGCAGACGAGGTTCCAGCGTCTGCAACGCTTTGTTGTAGCCGGCCTGCGAGAAATTGCCCTCAGCCTCGCCCACGATGCCGGCTTTGCCGCGCAGCCAGTTGATCGTGCCGGCGGCCATCACTTGGTGCGCATCCGACCCGCGCCCGAACTGCTGCACCATCTGCTCAATGTTGGCTTTCTTACCCGAGATCACGAACTTGTTAACGAAATCATCGGCGGCCACCTTGTCGTTCACGGCGGCCTTGTATGCCGGATCACGCTCCAGCATCTGGAACCGATCTTTCGCCGCTGCTCGAGCCTGATCGGCCAGCGCCTTCAGACGCACCGCATCAGCGCCCTTCATCGGCAGATTCTCGAGCGATTGCCGCACCAGCGACGCCGCCATCTCGGCGTTACCGTCGCCGGCGCGCTCGGCCTTGCGGATCTCCGAGGCTAGGTTCGTGCGCAGCGCCTCGAACTGCTCAAACGTCATCGGCTCGCCTTCGCGGAACCGCTCCATCTGGCGACGAATCGACGCCGGCAGAAACTCGGACTTGAGCTTCTTCCCGAGCAATCTGTCGGCATCTGCGACGAACGCCTTGCCATCTACCGGGAACCTCCCGCCAGCCGCATCCTGAAGCTGCTTGTACAGCCCGCGAATTTGCAGGTTGCGTGCATCGTCCAGCGACTTGTAAGCGTTGATGAGGTACTGCCCGTTCTCCACGACGTTCGTGCCGTAGACGTTCGGCGCGGCGGCGTCGCGGATGGCGACCAGATTCTGCTGCAGCGCATCGTTCTGGTTCTTGAGTCGATACGCGATGGCCTCGCCGCCGGGCTGGCCGCGCTTGTTGAACTCGTCGGAAATCTTGACGATATCGCCCGTGGCTTGCCCCTCGGTGAGCCGCACCGGGATCGGCAGACTGTCGGCCTCCAGATGCCGGTCCAACGCCTGCTGGTTGATCCGACCGCCACGGGCGCGCACCGTTTCCAGCGTGGTGCGCAGCTCGGGCGTTGCCATCGCAATCGCCGCATCCAGCGTTGCACCCCGTGTGGCGGCGGCAGCCCCCACGGACCCGAATGGCGCAGGCTGACCCGCAACCCCAGCAGCGCCAGCCACGGCAGCGGGCGCTGCCACGCCGCCGGCAGCGGCTGGAACACCAGCAGCCGCAGGCACCGCTGGGGCGCCCATCTGCTGCGCTCGAGCCACGCGCTCGGCAACCGTCGGCACGGTCTGCGCTGCGATGGTCTGCTCGGGCGTCAGGATCGTGGCGCCGCCCGGCAGCACAGCACCAGGCGCAGCAGGTGTAACCGGCGCACCGGGCGGCACAGCAGCAGGCCGCGCTCCTCGAGCGGCAATCGCGCCGCGCGCCGGGATCGCGCCAGCCGCTAGGTTCAGCGGGTTCAGCATGATCTCAGCTGCCGTCGCGGCCGCAGGCGACCCGGTGCCACCAAGCGTTGCCAGCCCGATCTGCTGAGCCGGCACATTCAGGGTTTCCATGCCGCGCCCGATGGCTTCGGCAGCACGCTGGCCCTCGGGAATCATGCCTTGGGTCAGTCGGCCCATGATCGCGCTCTGCGTGGCCTCCACGGCCTGCGCCGCCTGCTCCGGGCTGCCCGTCGTGGCAAGTTTGTACAGGCCAGCCAAGCCAGCCGGGACCGACGCAGCCACGCCGCCCACCATCGTGCCAGCGGCCTCAACCCCGCCGAACAGCCGGCGGGCGAGGTTCATGACGTTCGACGGCGCCTGAGATTCGACGCTGGGCACTGCTGCCTGCTCGGCAGGCGCTGGCCGTGCCGGCATCGGAGCGCCCGTCATGCGGGCGATTTCGCGTTCGGCCTCCAGAATGTCGGTCTGCACGCGCCGGTACGTCGGCGTGTTCGGCTTGGTGTCGGCCAGGCGGTCGCGCATGCGGCCAACCACATCGCGGAGCTCGGCAAGGCCCTGCTCTTGGGGTGGAGCCAGCGTCGGAGCCGGCCGACCAGCGGGTGCTGGTGCGGCAGGCTGGCGCCCGAGAATCAGCGCGCCGAGCTCGTCGCTGACGACAGGAGCAGACGCCGCAGGCGCAGCAGCAGTTGCGGCCCGAGGTGCAGGTGCCGGTGCGCGGGCCGGCTGCTGGCCGAGAATCAGCGCGCCCAGTTCGTCGTTCACTGCGGCGTCCCCGTTTCAACCATCCGGCGCACGCGCTGGTATCGGTCGAAGTATTCCTGCCGGCGCTTCGGATCGGTGCCGAACAGCTTGTCGATCTGCTCCTTACGCGCTTTCGGATCGGTCACATCACGCATGATGTTCATGGCCTCAAAGATACGCGAGTCGGCATTTGCGGTCCATGCCTGCTGGAATGCCTTGAGGTTGTTGTCACCGAACCGCTGGGCGAATTTCTGCGCGGCCTGCGCCTCGAGGTCCATCTTGGTGATGTCCGCAGCCGTGCGCCGCGCGATGGCGATGAGCACCTGCGGCGGGTACGTTTCGTCGCCGTTGGCAACCGCCATGAGCTGCTTGCCGGCGTCCGTCTGCATGCTGCCGCCGCTGGCCTGCAGCATGCTGATCTGGATGTTGGCGAGGTCTTTGCTCAATTCCTTGTAGCGGGGGTCGCCGATGAATGAGCGAATCTTGCGCTCAAGATCGCCTGCAAATCCGCTCTGGAATACATTGGTGTCGGTCAGCTCGCCGGCCTTCTTCAACACTTCCTCAATGTTCCGGCGCGAGGTCACCAGCGTAGGCTGCACCGATACCAGGCCGCTGCGGTACTTAATGCCCGCCTCGGTGTCGGCCTGCTCGCTTGGGGCCAGCGCATACGGCACGCCGGCTTGGCGCACCGGATACGGCAGCACCATGCCGGTCGGTGCAGCACCACCCGGAACGCCAGCAGGAGGCGCAGCCATCGGCGCGGGCGCTCCCGGCATCTGCACGGGCTGCACCTGAGTCGTGCCCAGCGCGCCAGGCGCAACAGCAGCCGGCTGGCCGCCGAATTGCGTGGTGAGCTGCGGGGTCTGCAACGGCAGCTGGCCGGCGGTGCCCACGCCCTGACGCACGGCGGCCTGCAGCATGGTCGACAGCTGCCCCGGCTGGGCCTGCGCCATCGTGACGAACGGCGCGACGTGGGTCAACGCCTCGGCGTCGGTCAGTCCGCGCGCCTTAAGCGCCGTAAATGCTTCGGTCAGCGCGTTGATCGGTTCGTCGGGCGTCTTCGGATTCACGATGCGCGGATCGACGGCGTAAGCGCCCGCAATGTTCAGCGCGGCGTTGCGCTTGTCGCCGCTGAGCGCGAACCGCGCCTGTTGCTCCTGCGTCTGCGCCAATCCGGTCTGCGCGGCCTGCTGAGCGATACGCGGCTGCTCGGTGGCGCCGGCGACGCGCGTGGCGATCTGCTGCTGCTGCAACAGGAGCGGATTCACCTGCGCCGCCTGCTCGACGGTCTGCTGCTGGGCCTGCAACAGCAGCGGGTTCATCTGCTGCGCCTGCCTGTACTGCTGCACGCCGCTGGCAAGGTTGAGCATCTCGCCCAGCGTCATCGGACGCACGGGCTGGATCTGCGTGGCAACGGGGGTCATGGTGAGGTCGGCCATATCAGACCCTCCGATAGTCGACCGCCAAATGCCCGTTAGGCATCTCGCTCACGGCATCCGGGTACAGTTCGCGCACCTCCTGCGCCATCAGACCCACGCGCCGGCCGCCGCCCCAAACGTATTCAAACTCGTACACGCCAAGCCCATCCGGGCGCGTGGCGATTCGCGTGACGTTGCGCTTGAGTCGCCGGTCGCTGGGCGTGCCACCCAAACCAAGTCCGGCAGGCGGCCCAAAGTCAGCGCCGCCACCCACGCCAATCGTGCTCGGCAGGAATGGCAATGTTGGCGCCCCGCCTGCGGGACGCATGAGGCTGTACATCATCCCCAGATTCCCAATCCCCTGCAGGCCTCCCGCCATCGCATTCGCGGCGCCGATCTGACCCGCCGCCAGCGCCGAACCTGCACCGATGCCGAGCTGCGACATCGCCCCAGCCGTGCCCATGCCGACCTGTCCAGATGCCTGCGTGGCGGTCTGCCCAAGCCCAGCGATGCCCGCGAGCGTGTTGTAGATCGACTCGCGCTGCTTCAGATACGCCGGCAGCGCCTGACCCATCGTGTAGTCGATGGCGAACCGCTGCCGAGCGCGCTCGATGTTGCTGCCGCCGCCGCCGACGTTCATGGCCTGTCCGACGGCGCCCAGCCCCTGCTGCAGGCCGAACTGATAACCCGGCATGCCTTGGATGTCGGCCGCCGTCACCGGACTCGTCAGCATCGGCAGCATCTCGCGGATGCGCGACAGCGCGCCACCTTCGCCGGCAGCGAGCTCGCGGTAGGGGGCCTGCTGCGCGTTGAGGATGTCGAACATCTCGCGCTGCTGGCGCATGGCCTCGGCAGCAGATCCGGCCTGCGTCTGCGCAGCCGACTTGGCGGCGCTGGCTTGGCGCGATGCGCCGAACGCCGTGGCTGCTGCGCTGGCAAACAGTGCTGCTTCGATGCCCATATCAGTGTCCCTTTACAAACTCGCCGTTCGGGAGCTCCACGAATCCTAGCCGCGCCAGAATGTCGTGCATATATTCGTGTCCCGGCGTCACCCGTGTGCGTGTGGTTTGGTTGGCGAACAGTTCGCGCAACAGCCCTTTGGTGGCCCATTTGCGACGCCAGGCCGGCAGAACACTGACATGCAGCTCGTCGCCGCGCCGGAATACGGCGCCGATGGGTTGATTGTCTCGCATAAGGGTCTGAACCTGCCAGCCCTCCATGCACATTCTGAACGTCGCCTCATCGACCGGCGCAGACCATTCCGTGGCTTCGTAGCCAACCCGAAGGCCCGCCTGCCGATCGTCGATGATCTGCGTGCTCACGTTACCTCGCGCCCGCTGGCCCTGATGTTGATGCCCGTGGCATTGCTGGCAATCGTTGAGATGAACCCTCCAGGCGCCAGAGCCGCACCCACCAGCTCGGGGAAGGTGTAGCACTCATTTGGCTGCAGCGTGCGGGCCGCGACGATCTTGTTCTGATTGCCCACCGTGTCGCCACTAGTGACAAGATTCACCGTGATCGAGCGCGCCACCGTGTCGTAGTTTGTCGCGGTGAATTTGTCGATGATGGTCGTCACGCCGCTCGGCGCGGTGTACTGCGTGGTGTCCGACGCAACGGCGATCTTCGCCGGGATCAGGACGCGAACGAAGACGCTCATAGGAAAATCTCCAGTGCGAGCCACGCCAGCCATCCGGGCGCAGCGGTTGCGATTGCGTCCCAGGGGTCAACCTGGCCTTCCTTGCGATACCATTGCTGCACCTCGTAGAGCACGCCCACAGCGGTCGTGGTGTAGGCCAGGCACGCGCCCAGGCCGAACCAGGCGTGGATCGTGAGCGCGCCCAGCGCGCAGGCGATGGCCAGGACGCCGAGGGCTAGGTGAAGCGCCTTGTCTTTCACTTGGCCTCCAGCGCGGAAACCTTGGCTTCGAGTTCTTCGATGCGCTTTTGCGCTTCTTGCAGCACGGTCTGCGCGATCACCGCCATGATGGATTGCTTCACTGCCTTGGTGGCCGTGCCGGTGGGCTGCTCCACTTCCACGGTTTCGCCGGCCTCATTCGTCTTGACGACCTTCTCATAGTCGGGCGTTTCGTAGACCAACCCAGGGGAAACCTGCTCGATCTGCTGGGCGATCACGCCGAGCATCTTCTGCGAGGGGTTCGTCTTGAACGCGAAGCTGACGAACTCGTAGGCTTTGAATTTGTCCCAGTAGCTCGGAGCGGCCGCGATGTCCTGCTTCAGCTTGATGTCGGAAATGGCGCTGAACGTGCCAGTGCGGTTCTGGCATGTTCCATTCGACCAGACGATGAACTTCGACTCTGTCGCGTCCTCCGCAAACTGAAACCAGCTTGATGTGTCATTCGGCGACAGATTGGGGAAGGTCTGTCGATACAGACGCAACGTGCCGCTGGACCCTGTGTGGTAGTCACGCACGGCGGCGTTGCTGGCGTCGGCGGAATAGAACCCGTGGAAATTTCCGCTAGTCGTGACAGCAGACGGACCGGACGCCCGTAAATACGGTTGCAGGGCGAAGCCGTATACCCCATCCATCCCCATCTGTAGGAATGTCGCTGCTTTGGCGTTGCCAGGGTCGGCCATCACACTCAGCCCGCCGCCGGCATCAGTCGCAAAATCCACATTGGCGTTTGCGCTGTCAAACGCCAACGTCAGACCATTACGGTCCAACTTGACGATGTTCCTGAAGTTGCCAGTAGCCGGCGGGGTGTAGACCGTGCCGAACGTGGCGACTCCGTTTGTCCTTCCGTTGTACAGCGTTTCCGTGCAGGCTTCGATGTAGCCGCCGAACATTTGCACGATCTTGGCAAACGTGCCTTGCGAACTGACGTAGACGCCGGTTGGGGTAGCCAGCGGTGCGGTGCCGCGCGCGTTGCTGGTCGAGTTGATCAGTTCGACGTTGGTGTTGTAGAAAAAGACATCTCCAACACCTTTGGCGTAAATGCCGACGTTTCCGTTGACGAACGAGCAGTTATAGAAACCACTGCGCGTGGTGTAGTTTTGGTTGGTGCCGCTCGGCGCGGTGTTGTAGTCGTAGGGGTACGAGAACACCAGGTGCTGCGTGTTGGTGTTGCCGTGATAGTTGTAGACGGAATGGTAGAAACACCCGGACTGCCGATTGGTGGTGTCCGTAACACCCGGCTGAAAGTCCATGCCGATAAAGCAGTTCTTAATCGTAACGGAATGGCTGAGGAAATACGACTGAGATACAGGAGACGTCAACGTGACATTTCCAACATTCTCCGGCCACACGCCAATGCCAGTGACGTCTGTCTTGCCGTTGCCGTCGATGCAGATTCCGCTGATCTCCACAAACGTCGTGGACACGCGGAAGACCGCCATGCTGTTTGAGCCGGCCTTGATGGTGACCCCGCCATCTCCAACCAGGCGCAGATACGGCCGCAGGTCGTAGTTGTTGTCCCACGGGAACAGCACGCCATTGAGAATCGAATCCGAGCTCGTCGTGCCGTTGATCAGGTAGGTGCCATCGGGCACATAGACCGTACCGCGCCCGGCCGCGATGACAGCGTTGACTGCCGATTGGAATGCAGCGCGGCTGTCCGATGCGCCCGTCGGGTCAGCGCCAAAATCCAGCACGCTCACGGTGTCGCGCAGCTTGCTCTGCACCGTGCGCGATTGTGCGTTGGTTCCGGCCTGAAGAAACCCAACCAGCGAAGAGCCGCTAGATGCGGCCAAGGTAGACAAAATAGATGCTAACGTAGCCTGATCGGGACCGTTCAATCCATCCACAGTCCACACCAACACATTCGACGCCGTGTAGAGCGCCAGCTTGTACTGCGACGCAGCCAACCACACGGACGCCTCGCCGCGAGCGTCCAGAACCACAGGATTGGCATTGGCAACGTTGCCCGTCGAGTCCGTGTAGCTTGCCAACGGCGTCGTCGTGCCGGCCGCGTAGGTATACAGCTTGCCTCCCGCCAACGGATTGCCGGCGCTGTCGAAGAACTGCAGTTTGGGCTGGGGGCTGATGCTGACTGCGGGCATGATGAATCCTTAGCCGACGACGTTGATGTTGTTGGCAACGGTCAGGATGATAGACGGAATACCTGGGTGCGGGGCGACGGCGCCAGAGGCCAACAACTGCACGCCGAGGTTACTCACGCTGAACATGAGTTCGACGTAATCGCCGGCCTTGAGGTTGAAGAAGTAGTTCAGCGCGACGAACACTTCGGCGTTGTTGCCCTGCGTTCGCAGCTGGCTTGCCGAGTTTGTCACATCCACGCCGTTGAGCCTGAACCACAGGTAGAACTCCTGCGCCGACGAGACGGTAGAGTCAAGCTGGATGCTGGTCTGGAAGTTGTAGATGCCCTCGGTGTCCACCACGATGCGTGATGTTGGGCTTCCAATCGTCACGCCATTGGACAGGTCGGTCGTGTTGAATGTGATCGCCGTGGCGGTATTGATGGTGCCCGCAGTCTGCGTCGTGGTGTCGTAGAACGACCCGTAACGCGCTCGCCTGCGGGGCACAGGCGCTGGGTTGAGTGCCAGCCCCTGAACCATTGTAGACAGCGCTGCGAGTTCGTCCCGCGTGGCGCTGACCTGATCCGCAAGCGCCAGAGCCTGCACGGCAGTTTGCAGTGCGGCCACATCCGATACCGACGCGGCGCCCTGCTGGCCCGCGAGCTGGGCAGCTTGTGCGGCTGCTCCAATATCGGCAAAGACATCCGACAGCTGCGGCGCTAGGTTAGGATCTTGCGCAGCCTGCGCGCCTCGGAACAGGCTGAGAAAAAACATATACCACGCCTGGTGGACGTTCCCCGTGCGCGGATCAATGATCGGCACATATGGCGGCGTGATCGGGGTCGGGGTGGCGTCAGGCGCGGCGGTTGCCATCAGTTATCTCCGACGCTCGCCTTGAGGTTTGCGCTCACGATGACGGCCTTGACCGGATCGGTGATGGCAACCTCAAAGATGCGATCTCGAGCGGTGCCGAGGCGCCGCCAGATGGCCCGGTTTCGGTACTGGCCCTGCGCGCCGATGCTTGTCCAGTGCTCGCTGGACCATGTTGACCCGCCGTCGTTGCTCCAGCGCAGCATGGCCTGCGGGTCGCTGCCTTGGCCCGTGGACAGACCGACGCCAGGCTGGAACTGAATCTGCAGTTCGTCAAAATACTGGCGCTGCAGGTCTGAAGTCAGGTGCGGAGCTCGGCGCAGGCGCCGGATGGTGGCGCCGTCCTCGGTATAGACCTCATTCTGCAGGCTGTAGATCTTGCCGTTCTCGTAGTCGCCGACGAGATTAAGGTTGGCGAACAGCGCGTGGCAGTTCGACCGATGGCGTTTGAACACGGCATTCGTCGCGTCCCAGCTCAGCCACTTGTGCCACTGCTGGGTCGCCATGTCGTAGGCCCAGGTCAGGCCGTGCGGCCCGACGCTAGGAAACGTCACGACGTAGATTTCGTGGCCTTGGATCTGGTAGCTGTACGCGATGGCATCGCTGACGACTTGGCCCTCGAGCGAATACTCGACGGCGTGCGTGCTGAACCGCTTGAAGGCATAGCCTTCGACCATCTCAATAGTGGCGTTGCCGCGATTGTCCTGCGCCACTAATGCAAACCCGTCTCCGAGCCGCGCTACGCTGAACGGCGCATTCGTGCCGGACTGCATGCTCGCGCCTTGCACTCGAGAGAACGGAAACGAGATGACGCCACTGAGCACGTTACCCGTGTCGGTCCAGATTTCGGTCGTGATCTCGCCCAGCAGATACACCTGGCGGCGGTCAACGATCAGGCTCGCCAGCGAGTCGGGGGCGCCGTCCTTGGTGCCGAAATACGCCTCGGTGCTCAGCGCGCTACTCAGATCGGTGGCGGCCCAGTTGCGCGTCCCCGGTTCGTTGTAGATGACGTAGTTGTCAACGTTATCGACCACATCGGCGCCCTGCCAAGGGCCATCGGTGGCAGGCAGCGTGGTGAATGTGTTGGTGTTGGCGACCCAGGTATATCGGTTGGCGCCATCGGCAATGTACGCCGTCAGGTCGCCCGACGTGGCGATGAGATCGGTGATGCTGACGGGTCCGGTGTTGCTGGCGAGTGTGCCCACCTGCGTTGCCGAGAATCCGGTGGTGATCCGGTAGACGTTCGTGCCACACACCGCCAGCAGGTACTGACCGCCGGATAACGCCCGCATGCCACGCACAGGCGCAGAGACGGGCAGCTCGACCTCTACTTTTAGCCCTGGCGTCGGGTACAGCGCGACGATGCCGCGCTCGCCCGGTTGCTTGGTCATGTCGATTTCAGGCCGGAAGTTGATGCACTCCTGCGCGTCCTGATAGATCGACGGCGCCTCGTAGGCCGCCCCGACGAAACCGAAGTCCGGCATCGGCTAGCCTCCGGTCAGCGGAACCCGCCCGACAGAATCCAGCCGGCGTCCTTCTGGCGGCTGTTCAGCAGCGCGTCGTCGTAACGGGCAATCTGCTGCGGCTTCATGTTCGTGCGCTTGAGGTTCGATTTCGACTGCGCCGCATAGGCCATGATCATCTGGATCTGCTCGGGCGATTTCTTGCCGAACATCGGCATCAGTCGCTCGGCCAAGCACCAACGCAGCGCCATTGAGTAGCCCTGCGGCAGCACCACGGTATCGTAGAGCGACGCATAGCGAGCCAGCATCATGTCGGCGAAAACGTGCATTTCGCCCTGCGCCGGGCTGGGCCAGACGAAGATATTGCCCAGCGGTTGCGTCGGCTGATAGTAGAGCGCCTTCGGCCACGGGCCGTTGAGCGTCTTCAGGCCGATCATCTCGTAGGATTCGACGTTCAGAATCGCCACCGGGTAGTCCAGATTCGACGCGCTGGTCGCCACGCGCACGAATGCCGAGTTCACCGCAATCGGCCGCTGATAACCGGCGCTGATGGACGTGCTACCAGCGGTCTGCGAGATGTTCACCGTGTAAGTGCCGGCGTAGTTGACCTGGCCGCCTGCGCCCGTTCCGAACGCCACGATGGTCGTGCCGGCACTGATGCCGCTGCCGGTGATGGTCTGCCCGAGGTTGATCGCCCCGCTGGTCAGGCTGCTGGCCGCCACAGTGAGCGTTGTGCCGCTGATGCTGCCCGTGAACGCCGCCCCCACGCTGCCGCCTGGGCCGATGGTGTACTGCGTCACGTTGGGCGTGACCGGGAACACGATCTCGGTTTTGTAGTAAGGCAGCATCGACTCATTCGACCACTGGTCGATGAGGTCGTTAAGCATGTCGAACGCATCCTGCGCGGCGTCAGCCGTCGGCGTTTCGCCGGCCTCGAGCGCGCCGATGTCCTTGAGCGACCGGCTGACGATGTCCAGAGGAGTCATTGCTGCGCTCCGAGGGTTCTCGGATCACTCAAAGATGATCGTGACCTGCGGGCTGGTGCCGCCGATTGCAACATACAGCCCTTGCGCGAACTCAATGCCATCCTCGGCGCCCGGCAGCGGGATCGCCAACGGCGTGCTCGCTGCGGTCATCGTGTTGACCATGCACCGGCTGGTGTCGGAGACGACATTGTCGTACAGCGCCACGGTCGGATTGGTGCCCGAAGAAAACACCACGCCCTTGACTTTGCCGGGGCCAAACTTGAGCTGCGCCGACGCAGTCAGTTGTGCATATTGCGCCATGTTCAGTTCTCCTTGTGCAGATCGCCGCCCGGCTGCTGCCGCAGATAGATGTGGAAATTGCCCGGATAGTCTTTGCCGTCCGCGCCATGATGCGTCAGATTGAAATCCGGCACAAGCCAGATGTCACCGCCCAGCGCCTCCCAGCGCCGGCAGAAGGCGTAATCCTCGCCCCACCAGACGCCCTGATGCGCGCCGTGGTTGAACAGATCCACGCTCAGTCGGTATCGCTCGCCGTAACACAGCTCGGGGTGCGCCTGCATGAACCGATCCACGGCCTTCGTGGTGATCTTCAGGAACCCCGCAGGCACCAGACGGGCCTTGATTGCGCCGTCTTCGCGCACCACAGGATGCCCGGCGGCGTCGCTGTGGATCGTGCCCATGTAGGACACATCATCGGCGTCGGGATACTTGAACCGATAGGTGCCAGCCACGACATCGCCTGGCGTGTTGATGAGCGTCAGCAGGTCGCGCGGCCGCCAGCTCAGGTCGTGGTCGATGAACACGATCACATCGGCCTTGGCGTCCAGCGCCTTGCGCAGCATCGTGGCTCGAGCGGCCGAGATGTACGGATTGCCGACCTCGCTGACCATCGCGTCCACCCAACCTGCGGCCTGGATCAGCGGCACGGACGCCTCAAGGCTGTCCAAGCACTGCTGATAGGGTCGCTTGACCGTTGGCAAGCAGAAAACGACCTTCTGAGGGCGGTTCGGCGCAGGGTCGTGAATCGTGCTCACTTGGACGCGACCGCCATGAGGTTGTAGGACGGCATGCGACGCACCGTGACAGAGCCGAATCCGGCTTGCTCAAACTCTCGCTGTAGCGTAGCAGCGGTAAATCCGGTGTGGTGCGCCATGTAGGGTTGAATCTGGACCGCATCGCGCTTGCCGTAGATCAGGTCCATGCCTGAAATCGGCCCGCACGGCGAGTCGAACAGAGTTTCTTCGTTTGCCTTGATGTCTTCCAGATCGGGCACGAAGACGATGGCGAACCCGCCATCCTTCAACACCCGCCGAAACTCTCCGAGCGCCGTCTGCACATCGTGCGGAAACAGATGCTCGAGAGCGTGTGAGCAGTACAGCACATCGAACTGGCCGATGTCGCCCATGTCCGTCATGCTGGCAACGATGTCAGGCCGAACGTCCTCGCAGATGTCCAGCCTGACTTCGTTGAACTTTCCAACAGCCCACTCTGGCATAGAGTCGCCGCCACAGCCAACGTGCAGCAGCGACCCCATGCTCATCGTGCGGGCCTTGCGCAGCCGTTAGGCCGCGCCCTTCCACAGGCCCAGGCCCGTCAGGCAGGCTGCCACTTCGGCGTTAAACGCCGCTTGGTTGCTCACCAGGGACGCCCAGCTCGTCGCCGAGACAAGGGACGCGGCTTGCACGGCTGCCGCGCGTTGCGTGGCCGGCGTGGTGCCGTAGAAACCCATCTTGCCCGTCGCGGTGCCCAGCAGGACGCCATCGGCGGCGTTGCCTTGGAACAGGTAAAGCTCGGTGGTGGTGCTATTCGGTGCGGCCATCTTGTGGTCCTCCTATGTCAGTTGCGTCAGGCGGCCACGCGGCAGGCAAGCTCGGGATAGAGCGGTGCCCAGCCGTAGAGCACATCCAGACGGGTCGGGATGCTGTCGTTGTTGATCGTGTACTGGCGCACGACGCGGATCGAGAGGCCCAGCTCCTTGTCCGACGCGCGGCCGGCGAAGTGGACGCCGTCGGGCATCTCGAGATCGGCCATCGCCAGCGTGAACGCGTTGCGGTGCATCACGATGTTCTGCGGCGACACGGTGCCCACAGCCGAGGTGCCGATGCTGAACGGCGTCACGGTCGCGGTGCCCGAAGTCGTCGGAATCGTCACGTTCTGGAACTGGCCCGCCGTGATGATCGCAGGCGACACGGACACGGACAGCGCGCCCGAGCCGGTAACCGTCGAGTTCACCACGAAGTTGCGCAGCCGGTTCGACCCGTAGGCCTGACGGTTCTGCGGGTTCACCGCGAACACGTTGGCGATGGTGATGACATCACCCGCGCGCAGCGTCACCGCAGCGCCGGCCGTGATCGTGATCGTGGACGACGAGGCCCAGCCCGACGAAATGCCGATGCTCGTCGTGCTGGCGGTCAGCGTCGAGGCGGTCGTGGTCCAGGCGCCGAAGGTCTGCGCCCCGACGTTCTGATCCATCTTCCACTTCATGCCGGCGCTGTCCACGCCCATCAGGCCCTTCTCGAACTGGTCGGAAACCTGCTTGGCGGGGTTGAAAAGGCCCTTCAGGCTGTCCACGATGGTCGCCGAGGTGAACGGCTCGACCAGGCACGAACGCCGGCCGTCGCGCGGGGCGCCTTCGGCGTCCAGATACGCCTGCGCCGTCAGATACGTCAGCAGCGAGGTCGGCGGGGTGCCGGCCGTGCCCACGATGTTGGCGGTCTTGAGGCGGGCCATGCCCAGGCCGTCGTAGTCGATCTTGTTGGCGATCGCGGCCACGGCGGGCTTGAGCACGCGGTCGCTGAACATGTCCAGCGACAGGGCCAGATCCTGCGTGGTGAACTGCGTGTCAACGTGGAACTGGGTGTCCAGCGTCACGGGCACGGACGTTTCGTTGAAGTCCTCGACGTTCAGGTTCGGCCCGGTCGTGCCGATGAAGCGGCCCGGACGGCGAACGTTGACGGTCGCGCCGATCTTGGCGCCGACGACGGCGAACTGGTCGTCGTAGTTGCGGTCGACCTCACCCGTGAAGGTGAGTTCGTTCTCGAGGACCATCAGGGCCTCGTTGGTGATCTTGCTGATGGTGAGCAAGGTGTTGCTCATGGCGATTCCTTTCGGTGTGTTGTGCGAGTCTCAGCCTGCGTGGCGTCGACTCACTTGATCTTGCCGGCCCTGCGCATCTGCTTCCACTGCTGGTAACTGCCTCGGAATTCTCCGCTGCTGTCCACCTCTGCTGCGGCGCCTGCTGCGACGGCCTTGATGGGGGTGATCGGGGCGGCTGCGCGGGGCCTGAGCACAGCGGCTACAGGTGCTGACGCAGGCGTCTCGGGGGATTTGCCGGCCTCGAACCGACCTTCCAGCTTGCCGATCTCGCGCAGTTGCGACGCAACGGACATGCTGGCGAGTTTCTTGCCCAGTTCCGGGTTCTCTGCCAGGTGGTACAGAATCCTCGGCCCGACCTCGGACTCGAGGATGGCGTCGCGCACGGCATCAGTGACTTGTACCTCGGATGAGGTCACCATGTCATCGAAGTCGGGCATCTCCGCCTTAGCCTTCGTCACACGGTCAGCCCAGGCAGTGATGACCTGCTGGCGCGTTTCGTTGGCCTTACGCTCGGCTTCCTCGGCCTTGACGCGCTTGACGGCTTGGTCGGATGACCATTTCGCCAGCGCCTTGGCATACTCGAAAGCGTCGCTGTAATCACCCGGCTGCGGCTCGGCGTCTGCCTGCGCGACCTGCGCGGGCTGGGCCGGCTCTGCGGCGGGCGTCTGTCCCTGCTGCAGAGCCTGGAGGCGGGCCTCGAGCTCCCTGACGCGAGCGGCCTCGGCTTCGGCTTTCGCCTCGGCTTCCTTGCGCGCACGGGTCAGGTCGCTGAACCTGCGTTCCAGTTTCGGATTGGGTTTCTTCTCGGGTTCGGGCTGCTGCCCCGCTTCGGTCTGCTCGCCTTCGGGTTCACTCTGGGCCTGCGGCTCGGCTGCCGGTTCCGGGGTCGGATCGGCGGCGGGTGGCGGCTCAGCTAAACCCATACGGCGAAGCTGGAATTCGGCCAGATTGTCGCTCGTCACGACATGCTGGGCCTGAGGACGGTCTGCGGTGGCTGCTTCTGTCATCGGAAATTCCGAAGGGTTTTCCGGCATATCCTGCCGTGGGATTTCAATATGGTACGACAGATTCTTTCACTGTCAATTTACTGGCGAATGATGAACGGATTGCCGGTATCGCCGACATCCTGCTCGGCATACACGGCAGACGCCGCGAGCTCGATGTCTCTGCGCTGAATCTCTGCCCGCAGCGCGCTCAGATCGACGCCGGCGAGGATCAGCTTGGTCATCGCATCCAGTTCGGCCTTGTTCTGACCGGCGATGGCTTGCACCGCAGTCTGGTTGGCCCGCGCCTCGTTGATCGTGTCGGTGTTGTGCGCCCTGCTGGTGAGCTGCATCAGCATGCGGCGGTCAGCGCCCTCTTGCTTGATGCCCTCGACATCCTGCCGGGTCTTGATCGCCATCTGCATGGCCTGCAGCTGCTGCTGCATGTCCTCAATCATCGCCTTCGACTGCGCCAGTTGCATCTGCACCTGCGGCGGGACATCGGATTTCTCGTCAATCTGCGCCAGCGGGTTCACGGCAGCCAGGCGGTCGGCGATGACATCGGCGCCGGGGAAGTCCATGTTGCGGAACACCAGATCGCCAGCGGCCTGGAACAGTTGCTCGTTCGCGCCCAGCAGCGGCAGCATGGCTTCCACAGCCTGCATCCGCTTGCTCTGGTAGCCCGGTCCGGTGTCCATCACCACGTCGAACTCGCCCACGGTGACATCGTTGACGACCTTGAACGCGCCCATCGCGTCCTGCACGCGCTCATTGATGGTCACCAGATCGGGCTGGCCGTCGGCGCCGATGATGCGCATCACGCGCTGCTCGCTGTACACGTAGGGCACGAGGTCCAGAATGATCTTGCCCGTGTGCCGGATGCTGCGCGTCAGGTTGTCGTAGAAATGGAAGTTCGTCATGTCGATCTGCTGCTGCTGACCGGACAACGCCTTCCCTGAGATATTCCCCGTGGGCAGTTGCGACGGGTCCATGATGCCGATGACCGTCTGCAGGTCGAACGCGACCGTCTCTGCTGCAGCCAGCACGCCCTGCGGTGGTGGCTCGGGCTGCAGGCGGGTCGGGGGCGGCGCCTGGCGGCCCTCGATGTCGGTCTGCTTGTAGCGCAGCACCGGGGCCGAGCGCGTGTTCGCCTGCGCCCACTCGGTTTCATGACCCTCGTCCTGGCCTTCGGCGAGCAACCACTTGGCCTTCGGCGCAAGCGCGACCGATTCGGTCATGCTGGTGCGCCAGAAGTTGTACATCCGCTGCGGGTCTTTGGCGTAGCGCACCAAGCCGATCTTCTTGCGCTTGTCCTCGACCGTCAGGCGCATGCCGTAGACGGGCACGACGGGGATGTAACGCCCGTCGAGATCGCGCTCCTCGAGCACCTGCAGCGCGGTGAGCTTGCACCACTTGAGCTGCTTCTTGACCGACGGCCGGCGCGCGACAATGTACACGCCGTCCTGCAGCATGACCTCCTCGCTCGGGGCCTCGCTGGCGAACACGCGCGTGCCATCGGACAGCAGCAGCAGCTGATCGGCCTTGCGCTCAAAGTGGAAGTATTCGGCCACGCGGATGTCCTCGCGCATGATCCACTCGGCGTTCGCATCTCCCGTGCTGCGGGCCAGGAATCCGGTGCCGTCATCCGCGTCGGGGTACATCGCGCGGAACTCGGTCTTCGACATCACGCTGGTCACCAGGCACTGCTCGGCGTCGCTGCCGTCAGGCGCGGTGCTGTGCGGGTCGAAATAGACGGTGAACGGGTTGTCGATGGGCTGGATGAAGATTTCCTGCTCAAACGAGTCCTCGCGCACATAGTCCGTCACGATGCGCCAGTAACCCCAGCCCATCCGCACGGCGTACTCGAAGGCGTGGTCGTAGGCCGCGTCGGCGTTGCTGTTGACCTCGATGTGCCGCGTGATGCCCTCAAGCACCTGGGCCACCTTCGCGTCGGCCGCCGTGTTCGTCGGATGAACCTTGATGCGCGGGCGCTGCTGGCGCTGTTGGTTGCAGACCTGGCGCACGTAGGCATCGACCTTGTTGATCGTCAGGCACGGCCTGGCCTCGAGGTTGCGCGAGTTCTGGAGCTCCACCGGCCACTGGTCGCCGGCTGAGAATTTCAGATCCTCAAGCGCCTCGCGGCGGTTCGCGCTGTCGGCTTCGGCCACCGTGCGCAGCAGTTTCATTGCGCCCGCGATGCGCGGGTCGTCGGACATGTCGGCGGTCTGGTAGGCCATGTCAGGCTCCTGTGTGTGGTGCGGCGGGCCGGATCAGCCCATCCAGGCGTGCGAGTCGGCCCGCACGAATTGCGGCGTCGGCACGCGGCGCTGCGCTTTGCGCGGGTCGCGGATCATGAGGCCGATGTAGCGAAACGCATCGGCGCCGTGGCTGTACTGGTCGTGCAGCGGATTGCGGCTGAACTGGCCCGTGTCGGGGTCCACCTCGTAGCGGTAGTGGCGCAAGCACTGCAAGCCCTCGCCGGCGTTCTCGCGGTCGAACCAGCAGTTCGGGAAGATCGTCCGCGCTGCGTTGATGCTGTCGGTAACGGGAACCTTGGGCAGAATCGCCACGCGATGCCCAGCTGCGCGCACAATCTCCTCGATGCTGCGCCCGTTGGCGGCCAGCGTCTTGTTCTGCGCGTCGTGCGGCAGGTGCATCGTGTCGTAGACGTAGCCGAACTTCTGCAGCTCGGCCAGGTAGTGCGTGATCGTTTTCTGGCTGTCCTCAATGTACCGGATCAGCCGCGTTTCCATGCCGATGAACTGCACGAACCAGATCGCCGTCTGGTCGCTCCAGCCGAGATCCCACACCGCATGCACCGGCTTAGCGGGGTCATACGCCACGCGCCCGATGCGGCCTTCGATGTCTGCGGCCTCGAGCTCGCGGGCAAAGATCGCGCCGTCCACGGTTTGCCGGCACACGCCCTCCCAGACGGTCGCGTAGGCCGCAGGGTCGCGGGCTTTCAGCGAGTCTTTCTCGGCACGCAGCGTCTCGGGAAACCACGGGTTGTCGGACCAGTTGATCTTCTGCACCACCGCGCCAGGCGGCGGGCTGACGACAAACCGCTGGTAGGTCTCGTCCTGCTCGAGCTCGGGGTTGAACGACACCCAGATTTCCGAGCCCTCTTTGCGGATGGTCGGGATCAGCACGTTCCAGCTCAGCCGGCTCACCGACTGCGCTTCCTCGACCCAACAGATGTCGACGCCCTCAAACGACTTGATGTTCGATATGTTGTTCTTGAGGCCGACGAAGAAGAACTCGCTACCGTTGCGCCCACGGATGCTGCTCTGCGTGATCTCGTAGAGACCCATCATGCCAAGCGCGTCGATCTGATCGACCAGCAGCTTGTGAACCGAGTCGCGGATGCTCGTCTGGAACTCCCGCGCGCACAGGATGCGCATCGGCGCCTGGGCGGCCTTGATCAGCAAGGCCCGAGCAATGCCCCAGGACTTTGCGCCGCCTCGCCCGCCATACAGCACGCGATAGCGCGACCGGGGCGGGTCGAACAGGCAGGACAGCTTTTCAGGGAAGACGGCTTGGGCTTCCATCGGCGACCTCGGGCGCGGCCGCCGGCGCGGCGCTGGGCGTCGAGCCTGGCCGGATGAACTCCACGCGGATGCCGGCCAGCAGGGGCGACCCGTCTTCGTTGGCGACGGTCATGGCTTGTACGGATTTGCCGTCCACGCGGTCAATGAGCTCCTTGATCGCCCACGCCTCGCCTTGCTCGGCCTTGCTCACCAGTTGCTCGGCGATCTGCCGCAGGCGATGCGGTTCCTGCGTGAGCACCAAGCGCAGCTTGTCGTAAAACATCCGCTGCTTGGCGCCATTGGCATTTCCGAAAGGTGCTCCCATTGTGCAATGCGCAAATCCTTGCGCCGTTTACTTTTTCTTCGCCGGCTTCGCTGCTGCCGCCCGTTTCGTCGCGTAAGCGATGGCCACGGCCTGCTTCGGCGGCTTGCCGTGGGCAATTTCGGTCTTCACGTTTTTCTTGAACGCGGCTTCGGACTTCGACTTCACCAGCGGCATCTCGGTTCCTCTCAGCGTTTCTTGGCGGTCTTCGCCGACTCGCGGAACGCCTCGGCAGTCGGTGCGCCCTTGGTGCCAGGTTTGCGCATGCGCTCGGGCGTCTTGCCGGCAGCCTTCTGCGCTTCGATGCGCTCGCGCTTGGCGTGGATGTTGGCGTAGAGGCCGGGAGGGGTTTTCAGCGGCATGTCGACTCCGATGTTGGCTCTAGCGTGCAGTCAGCACTTCCAACGCTTGAGCGCCGCCTTGGCGCGTTCGCCGTTCTCGGCCTTGGCCGCGACGGCACCCATACGGGCGCAGAAACTGGCTTTGCGCCCCTTATCGGCCTCGGTCTTGGGGTTCGGCGCCGGCGGCTTGAGGTTACTGCCGGTGGCCGCGTTGTACTTGGCGCGACCCTTGGCGGTCAGCCCAGCGCCTTGGCTGGCCGGCAGTTTCTCACCGCGACCGACGCTCAGGCTGACCGATTTCTTGGTCACGCCGCACCCTTCCAGAGCCCGAGGCCGGTGAGACATGCGGCGACCTCGGCATTGAACGCGGCCTGGTTCGACACCAAGCTGGCCCAGCTGGTGGCGCTGACGAGGCTGGCCGCCTGGACTGCGGCGGCTCGCTGAACCACGGGCGTTTTGCCGTAAAAGCCGACCGTGCCGGCAGGCGAGGAGGTGGCAGCTGCGCCAATGATGGCGCCGTCGAGCTCGGGGTCGCTGTATGCGACGCCCACTGCGATGCTGTTGGTCATGGTGTGTTCCTCTCAGGTGATCGTTTTCGCCGGATTATGCCGCTTTCGCCTGCTCGCTGTCGAATTCCACGACAGCGCAGACATCGGCCTCTTGGATGATCTGGTAGTCCTGGCCGTCGAACCGCTGCGTCGGCCAGTTGAGGTAATCGCCGTTTCCGTACTTGACGAAATCGCCCACCTTGGCCTGCTCCACCAGCGGCCCCACGGCGACGATGGTGCCCTCGTTGAACGGCTCGCGGTTCACCACATGGATGATGTCGCTCAGGTGTCGAGCTCGAGGTTTGACCACGATGCGGTCGCGCAGAGGTCGGATCGGACAGGTCATGCTGGTTTGGTCTTTGGCGGCCTGCCGCGTCGTTTGGGCGGCGGCTCAGCCTGCGGAGTGGTCAGGCTCATGGTGGGGAGTTCGCTCGGGCGATACTCGCCGCACCAATCGGTGTGGTGCTTGGTCACGATCTGCGGATACCGCCGGCACTGGCCCAGCACAGGGTCTGGGGTCCACCATCGGCAGGAACCGCAGTTCATCGCAACGGCGCCGCAGTAGGTCAGCCAGGCTGGTGCGATTTGCGCCCGTGGACGTACTGCACGCCGCTGTGGCTGCCGCCCGCGAATCGGTTGTCGGGGCCGCAGCGGTCCATGACGCCCATGCCGACGCCGGCCTTGGTGGCCCCGGAGCGTCCAGCGGTTGCTTGCGCCGGAATCTTGGCCTGGACGCCGTAGCCGGCGGGTTGCGTGTAGGGGTTGCCCTTGGATTTCATCGTGTCGCTCCTTGCGAATGCGGTCAGAAAACGCGCCGAGTGTAGCGCGGTCAGTTGAGAAACCGCAGCTTATACAGCGTGGAGTCGATGAGCGCTGCAATCTCATCGACCAGATTCTGCAGTTCAGTATCCTGCGGCAAATGCTCGCGGGATTCCGAAACGAAGGATTGCATTTTCTTCAGATATTCGATGGGGTCACCCGCGCCAAACCGCAGTTTCTCATGCGCCCCCATATACGCCTCGGCCAGCGCATCGGTTTTCTCCACGATGCCATCGTAATACTCGCCCAGCGCGGTGTGCTTGGAGAAACTGTCGGTTTCCCAATGCATCAGGTGCGCATCGACGCTCGAGCGCAGCAGGAACATGACGAAGGTGGCGACGTCGTGGGTCATCGGAGGCGGCCAGCGGGCAGCGTAGGTGGGCTTATAGCACGGCCCGGTGGGGGGATGCAAGAGGTGTTGCAAAAATGCACGATGCACGGATAAGTTAGTGACCGCTCACGGGGAGACTAGGGGAGGGTTAAACCATTTACAGGGTATCGCGTGCGGGCGCGCGGGTGACGTATATAACCGGATAACCCTCCCCAACCCTCCCCTTGCCTCATTTTTAGGCGTTTTCCAACCCCTTGGCCTTCTCCGAAGCCGTCAAGTCCAGGCCCTTGACCGTCATCACGCCGGCCCGCTTGACCTTCTGCAAGCCAGGCACAACGCTAATCTTTTCGCCCCACACCGTCTGCGAAGGCTCGTGCTCGCCCCTGGCGCGCTTCCAGCGCCTGAAGCTGGCGTACAGATCCGACGACTTGGCGAACGTGCCATTCTCGACCTTGCAGCACTCCTCCATCCACATGGCGATGTCGTCGTGCTCGGCCATATAGTCGCGGCTGGCGTCTTCCACGTTGCCAGGAATCGCCAAGCCGTCCGCGTACCACTTGCGCGCCCCGTCGATGATCCAGGCCATGATGCCGGGCGCCTCGGCCTTCAATTTCTCCGGCAACTTGATATCTTTGGCGCGGCCCTCGAACTTCTGCAGGAACGGCAGCAACACCATGCGGCGGGCCATCGCAGGGTCGCCGCCCTTCAGCCGTGGCTTGTGGTTGCCCGCGATCAGGTGCTTGTGCGACATCGTGAACGTAAAGTTGTCCTGCCGCATGAACCGAGCCGTGAGCGTCTCGTCGCCTGTGAGCTCCTTGATCCGCGCCTCGGCCCAGAAACTGCCCTCCTCGAGCTCGTTGCTGACCGCCAAACGCTTGCCGTGCAGCTGGGCCAGTTCGGTCGGGTGTCGGTCGGTTTTGGTCATCATCAGCACTGTCGTGGGCAGTTTTAGTGCGTAGGAACCCATGATCCACATGAGTATGTCCAGCAGCGTGGATTTACCGTTGCTACCCTGACCGTGGGCGAAAAACAGTTTCTGCTCACGCCTGTCGCCAGATAGGCAATACCCGCACATGCGCTGCACAAACTCGATTGTGTCGGCGTCGTTGTTGAATACGTCGGATATGAACCGCAACCAGTTTTCTGTCGTCTGCTGATTATCTGGCGATACTCTGGCAATCTGCGTCAGATACTGTGCGCGATTGCGTTCGTGCAGTTTTCCGCTGCGCAGATCGACCAGACCTGCAGGCGTGTTCAGCATCAGCGGGTCGTTGTCCCACTGCGATGCTGGCACCACGATATCGGGGTCGGACTGTGCGAGGAACAGCAGCGCGTTGACGGTCTTGGCGCTGGTGATGGCCTTGCGCACCTTGGCGTCGGCCAGCATCGCCTGAGAGCGGGCTGCCTTGCGAGCAAGATCGAACCGGATGAGGTGCTCGTCTCGTTTCCAGTGCGTGCCTTCGTCGTGCATCCAGCCCATGCCTGGCGTCCAGCGCAGGCCGGCGCCGAACTGCGCGACGAACTCAAGCGCGAGCGAGTCGTCGGAGAACTCGGGCGGCAGGGGTTCGACTTCGCCCGTCTCCGGGTCGATGATTTCGGTGGCTTGGGGCGGTGCGGGCAGGGCCGGGGGCGTCGGGGCGGCGACCGGAACCCAGACCGACGCGCGCGAGACCATCCACGCCCTGCACGCCTGCCACGAGTCAAACACAGCATCAGCCGCATCCCACCCATCAGGCTGGCCCGATACGTCCAGCACCTTGACCTCGGCAGCATCCCCGGCGATGATCTGTGCCACACGGTGCATGGCCTTTTTGCCAGGCTCATCTGCGTCCGGCCACAGCAACACCTTGCGGCCCGTAAGCGGCGTCCAATCGGCTTTATCTACCGCCATCGCGCCTGCTGGCCATGTGACCACTGCGTAAGGCGTGGCGAACCTACGCGCAGCGTCTGCGGCCTTCTCGCCCTCTACCACCAGCACAGCAGCATCAGGACGCGCCTCGAGCTCCTGCAGCCCGTACAGCGGCCTCAAAGCGGGCCACTGCCCCATGCCCCAGGCTTCGCCGTCCCATGTCCACGGGATAATCTGCTTTCGGTCGCCTGCCGGGTCGTAGCGTGCGACGTAGCCCA